CCGCTTTCGCTTTCACCCTCGATTAGGTCAGTGGCATATGCTTTGCAGTCATCCGCAGTGACCATTAAGCCCTCTGTTGAATCGTGACCGTCGAATACTTCGAGATTAACTCTCCAAGTTGCGTAGTTTGTCCATCCGTTGTGTGTTGTGTTTTGTGTGTCCATAGTGTGTTTTTGTGTGTGTTTTGTGTGTGTTATTTGGATAGCTTGCGGTTATAATCTTCAATCAAGATGTCTTGTAAAGCTCTGATTTCTTGTTCGTCGCATTCATCTGACTCAAGATACTTTAAGTCTAATACTCGACCAATTTTAGAGGCAAGCATTGTGCAGTTTATATAAGCGGATTGTGTTGAGTATGTCATAGTGTGTGTTTGTGTGTGTGTTGCGCCCTAAAGGGCTTTGTTTGTGTGTGGTTAGATTATTTCTACAATCCATGCAAGACCATAGGTTGCACAGTTGCCAAGTTTAAACTGCAACTCTTTTTCTGCTGTTGCACGTGTTGTGAATCTTTCAGGAAATAGTTTCCCGTCGTGTCGTTTGATTGCGTATGTCATTGTGTGTTTGTGTGTGTTAGCAAGGTAAGCGATAAGTGAGAGAACAAGAGTCGGAATATACAAGCTTATATCCAGCATTTTCAAGCTTAGTTTTCTTAGCTTCCGCTTTCTTTAGTTCGGCTTCAGTAGCGAACATAGAAATATGCACGCGACAGGTCGTTGTTTTGATTAATATTGGTTTCATAGTGTATTTGTGTGTTTGTGTGTGTTATTAGTCAATGAGTGAACGAGTGATTACAAGGTCTGACTCTTTGTCTTGCCCTCTATTAAGCTCCTTCATACGCTCCTCGGCTATTTCAACGGCTTCCTCTGCGGTTAATTTGATATAACTGCAGTATTGAACCTCAATGAAGGACTGTTCAAAGCCCTCTTGCCAGCCAACAAAGTGGGAACCAATTGGATTCATTACGTCGAATGGATATACAGTATTAATGGTATTTTCGCGTAGGTTTTCGAGTGTGTTATTCATAGTGTGTTTGTGTGTGTTTGTGGCTGTCTCATCAGCACTGGTAGCCAACCCAGTGGACGCTCGAAAGCGTTTCGACATCTATCGCGTTTCGGATATCACCTCGACGACTTGAATGAAAATAACGTCATCCAACTGAGCGCGGTCGTCGCGATACTCGAAAGCTGATTCTTTAGTGCTAAAGCCATCAACGTGCCGCGTGCCGTCTTTGTGGTGAGTGAATACTTGATAAACTTCGTTTTTGTGCAGTGTGTTTTTCATGGTGTGTTTGTGTGTGTTATTTGGCTGTCTCATCAGTGCATCTTGCCAAAGATTGCAGACGCCCTAAGGCGTTTCGACTACTAACGACTGAGCTTCTCAATGTCGCGGAGGTTCTCTATGTGTTCGTTCGCCCACTCCAAGATGCGCTTTGCGTCTTTTTGCGAGATTGTGACACCCGTGTTGCCTGTATGCTCTGCGATACCCAATGCATTACCTATAATTGTATCGACTGAGAGGAGTGTGTTTTTGATTTGCTTTGATAGTTTCATAGTGTGTTTTTGTGTGTTTGTCTGTAGCTGAATTGCTATGGTTAAAAGTCATTACAGATTGACTACATAAGTCGAGAACTATTTTCACCGTGTTGCTTAAGGTGTTGATATTCAGTGATATTTAAATGCAAATAAAAAACAAAAACACGCATCTCCACAAATACACGCAGACAAAAACAAGCAATCAAAGCGCATCAATCAATCATCATCAATCACCATAGAATAACGCTAGAATCTACCAGCAATAAATATAATATCTAGTGCAGCCCTAGCAAACAAAGACACCCCCCGTCATTCACGGACAAAGCACGGACATATATTATTAAGACCCCCCGTTAAGGGTCAATTCGGCTCGCCATATATACGTATACCCCTTCAGATTTTTACGGCAAAACCAAGGGCGCACCCAGAGGCACACATAGAAAGACCCCCTAGAGAAAACACACAATCCCTAGAGGGTCAAACACACTATATAACACAAACAAAGTTATCTTTAAAAGTCTTCGTAGCTATCTTCATCATCTAAATCCTCGTCCCACTCGATGTCAACCTCATAATCTTCACTAGGAAGGAGGGCATCTGTAACGACTTTATTAGCGATAGCAGCTAACCCTAGGGCAGCAAAGCTGTTGTTATACTCAACCTCACACTCATGGGGTTTGTCAGCAGCCACTATCAGGTAGTTCTCAAAGTGTTCTCCAAGTATCACCTGACATTGCTCTATTGGGGTTAATTCATCATCCATATACACTTAAAGTTCACTAATAGTCTCATTCATATTAAATACCTATTAACATAGTCAAATTATGATTATCACTTATTATCACTTTAAGTGTACCATAGGGGCTATTTACCCCTCCTATTCCCTCTGTCTTGTAAGTCTTTGATATTACTACTGTTATGAATGCACCCTAAATCCAATTATTAACACCTATAGACCCCTTATTTCTCTTATGGAATGTGTTCTCAAACTCTAGGAGTTGTTCTTTAATAAGGTCTTGTTTTCTTTCTTGCATCTTAAGGTCAACATCTTGGTTCATTTGTTCTACCCAATAGCTGACAGCCATAGATAGAGCATCAAGTCTATCATCATGAGTAATAGCCCCACGGTCTCTTGTTATACGAGACATCTGGTAGAACAGTTGGTACTTTAGTTGTGCTTCTGGTTTATATGAGCTGCAACTATCGTAGTCCTTACGGATAACCTTAGGGTCAACTACGAGCTTATGGTTAGCCATTACAGGCTCTAGGGTCTCAATGATGCGTAGTTCTTTTTGTTTAGAGTGACGGACTTCTTCTATGGTGCAGGGGTAAACCTTATTTAGAATGGGTCTAAGTAGTTCAACGAACATACCATCACCGAAGTTAGACTCGACTATGATAGCGTTTACTTTGTGTTCCTTGGCTATCATTGTTAAATTCTTAAGGGTAGCCTCGTCGTAGCCCCCAGAGAGACCACCTGCTTCTGGGACAAATAGTGTACCATTGAGCATCTTAACGACGGCATATCCAGTCTCATCCTTACCACGACCAGATGGGTCAATACTAAGGACACTGCCTGTGAACTCTACGTGGTCACCTACGGTGGTCATAGGTCGGTAGTATCTGTCACCTGAGAGTCCGACGTTAGGGATGCTACCATCATACTCAAGGTCAGGGGAGGCAGCCCACACAAGTTTCTCAGGTGCTACCTCTTTATCAATAGGGGTAACGATAAGGTCACTGAGTTTTAGGGGGTATCTATCGACATCACTCAAGCGGGCATCCAGCATGAACTGCATGGCAAAACCAGCGGAACCATAGGATATTTGGCGTTCCCGTAGGTCGATGTTAGAAAAGCGGGTGGGTTCAGTAGAGTCTCCTTCTTTCTCAGAATCAACGCATAGATGGCTCACGTTGCCGTTGTAGGCGTTTTCGTGCTTAGTTGGAGTAATGTATTGCGCAGTCCATACGCGCGTCTTGAAGCCCCTCTCAGACAGCTTATAATAGATTGTGTCTTCACACTGGGGTGTTCCTAGGACTAATATCTTAGCGTTGTCGTCAGGTTTGAGGATAGCGTCGAACTCTTTGATTTGTTCTGACAGCTTGTCCCTCATGGTTTGGGTAGCACTATTGTTGGGTACTTCCACGTCGTCTGCTACTATGATGTCAGCACGACTACCTGTTAGCTGTGAAGTGACCCCAAGCGACTTGACGGAGGGTGCGTGTGAGGCTGGAGCGAGTCCAACATCAAAAGATATCTTAGAGAATCTCTGATTTGGCTTAGGTCGCAGGTGCTCGAGGATAGCAAGTTCATGGATAATCCTAAGCGTAAATGTCGAGAAATCGTCCGCTCTAGTCTTAGAAGCCGAGATAACAAGGATGTTCTTTCGAGGGTCGAGGAGCAACTGGTGTACAACAAAAGCAGAGCATATCCACGACTTTCCAACTCCTCGGAAACCCTGTATAATAGCTCTTCGGTCTCCTGATTGCATAAAGGAAGCAATCTCATATTGGATAGGGGTAGGGTCTGGAAGGTTTAGTTCTTTCCATACAATGTAAAGGAAGTTACGAAAATCCTTTAACTGTTCAGGGACTTCCATTAATCGTTATAGGCTCGTATCACTTTGTCTACAGCGTCATCTTTAAATGGTAATACTTTTACTAACTCATTCATAGGGTTGTCGTTGGTTACTGTAGCGGAGATGTTATTATCTTTGAGCATCTGCCGAGCAGCGTTAAGGTCGCTAGGGGTAGCGTTGCCACTGTTGATACGGCTGATAAACTCATCAATAAGAATATCCTGTAAGTTATTAAGTTTAAGGGACTTGTCACTCATTATTTTAATTCCTTTATGATTTTAATTACTAGATAGATAAACGAGGCGAGACCTACAAAGGTAGCCACAAGAACATTAATATCTGCTAATGTTAGAGTGCCGAGGATACCCATGAATCCGACAAGTGAGGGGAAGTG